CACTTTGTCATCCGATGCCGGGGACAAGGCTTCTTATGCGGCCACCAAAGGGGCCTTAACCGTAAGGTCGGACATCCAGAAGCGTGACATGCGAATGATGACGGCTATCTGGAACGACATCATCAATCTCATTTTTATGCGTAACGGCTACATTGAGGCTCCTCGCCCCAAGGCGGTCCCCTACCTGGCGTCGGAAGTCAATGTGGACATGGCTACCCGCGACGAGGCGCTTACGCGGGCGGGCGTCGTGTTCAAAAAGTCTTATTTTATCAGGGCTTACAATCTCGAAGAAGATGACATCGAAGAGGTTATCAACCCGAGCAAGCTTCAAGCCACGGGGATGCAAGGCGAGAACGACAAGGACAAGCCGCTCGTCGATGTAAAGGGCGAGAAAACGAAAATTTTAGGAGGGGAATAATGGCCGCTTTATGGATGGAAGTATTTCGCACCGGAACTCACACATCGGGGAACGGTATCACCAAAACTTATACCGAAGCCGATTTGGTGAGCATTGCCGACACCTACAATTCGCAGAAGGGGCATGAGGCGCCGCTTGTAATCGGCCATCCGGATACAGATTCCCCGGCTTTTGGATGGACCAAGCAGTTGAAGGTTGCCGGGGGGAAGCTGCTGGCTTTCGTCGATCAGATTACCGATTCGGTAATCGATGCAATCAAGGCCGGGCATTACAAGAAAATATCCATTGCCCTGTACGGTGATAATTTGCTCCGTCATATCGGCCTGTTAGGTGCCACGCCGCCTGCCGTGAAGGGGCTTGCGCCTGTCCAGTTTTCCGAAGCTGAATTTGATGAGTTTGCATGGGCTACCGACGAGTGGCGGGTGCCGATTATCGGGCGCGTCCTGAACGGGATTCGTGACTTCTTTATCGAGAAGTTCGGTTTGGAAGTCACCAACAAGATCATGAATTCGGAGGACATCAGCAGACTACAGGAATCCGCGGGAGGAGTGTGGATAAAACAGGAAACGACGGATGCAATAGGGTTTTCAGACAAATCAGACAAGGAGGATGTCATGAATGAAGAAATGACGAAAAAGATTAAGGAAATGGAGGATAAGCTCGCCGAGCAGTCGGCGCAGTTTTCCGAATTGTCCGGAAAGTTCGATGCGGTTGTAGCCGAGAGCAAAAAGCTCGCTGACCTGATCACCGGGCAGATGGAGAGTGCTCAGGCAAAGGTCAGAGAAGCAGCTTTCGAGTCTGACAAGGCCGGGTTCAAGGCTTTCTGTGATGGCCTGGCGAAGGAGGGCAAGATTCTGCCGGCTGAAACTGACGCGCTTACTGAAGAGTATGCCAGTTTGCGCCAGGCCGAGGAATCACTGACTTTCGCCGAGGGCCAGGCGAGGCCGTCGGAGAAGATGAAGGAGCGACTTGGCAAACGCGAGGCCATGTTTGTTTCCGGCGGGCAGGCGTTTGCTTCTGCGCGTCGTGCTGCTGACACCTCTTCGATCAAGGTTCCCGACAAGTTTGCCAACGTCAAGAATGTTGATCCGATGTCGGTGGAGATCGACAAGCAGATCCGTGAGTACGCCGAGCAGCACAAGGTTTCTTACGAGATCGCCGCGGCTGAATACAGCAAGGCATAACTCATCAAGAAAAGGAGGAACGAAATTATGGCTCTGCATACTGAAAAACCCGGATTGATCACGACCGGAGTTGCTTCTGGTGCAATCACTAAGCGGAGGTTTGTGAACTATTCCGACGCCCAGTGTAGCACCATCGGGGAGTTGGTCAAGGGTGTTGCGCGGGAAGAGGATACGGAGGACGGCAAGCCGTTTGCGATCTGCGTTGACGGCACGGCGCTGGTCGAGGCTGGCGAGGCGCTGGATGCCGGAACACAGGTTATGACCAATGGCCTGGGCAAAGCTATCAAGGCTTCCTACGGCTCGAAGAATACGCCCCGATATGTGGCTGGCGTTGTTATGCGGTCGCAGTCTTTGGCCGGTCAGTTGGTAGAAGTAAGACTTGGCGGCTCCATCATCTCTACGGCGCTTTCGACGACGACTACCACGACCACCACGACAACCACGACAACCACGACCACCACGACCACGGCGGCGTAACCCTGACAAAGGAGGAATAGATTATGAGCGACTTTTTTGATTCTATCACTGAGGGTGTCAGCGTTCCGTTGACCACGCTTGCATCCGGATACCGGCCCGACAATTTGATTGGGACGGAAGTGTTCCCCGTTGTCCGTTCGATCACCAAAGGTGGCAAAATTCCCATTTTCGGGAAAGATGCGTTCAACGTGCATGAGACCCTGCGTGCTCGTGGCGCAAAGTCTAACCGTGCGCAGATGACCTCGGATTCCTGGATCACGTTCTTCTGTGAAGAGCACGATCTGGCTATTCCGCTGGATAAGCGGGAGCTGGACGAACTGAAGGCGCTTCCTGGCGATCTGAAGCTCAGGGCGCTGTTCAACATGCAGGACCGGCAGCGGCGGCGGGTTCAGTGGAACCTGGCTCTTGAGCTGGAAAACGTTATTGCGACGGATGCACTCAATGCAGCGAACTATACTGACGACAATACAGTTACGCTGTCCACGACCAAATGCTGGTCCGAAACCGGTTCCACCCCGTCTAAGGACATCGAGGCTGGGCGGGAGAAAGTCCGGTCGCTGATCGGTATGTACCCCAACACCCTCGTCCTGGGCGCTTCGGCCTACGCGCAGCTCAAGTTCCACGCTGACTACACCGACAAGATGAAGCTTACGTCTGACAAGGTTGTGCGTCCGGACCTGATTGCTCAGATGCATGACTTGAAGCGGGTTATCATCGGCCTGTCGATGGGGGTGGATACGAATGGCAAGTTTTACGATCTTTGGGGCGACGATGCGCTTCTGTACTATCGTCCCGAGAACGAGACTCCGGAAATCGATGAACCGAGCTTCGGCTATACGATCCGTCCGGGCTTTTCGGCGACTCCCTTCCCCTACGTGGACGTTTTCGTGGAGGAGGGCGGCAAGATCGTCAACGTGCGCTGTACAGATATGTGGGACACCAAGATCATCATGTCCAGTGCGGGCTATCTGATCAAGAATTGCCAGAAGTAAATCTGGCGCGGGTACTTAGTTTACTTAAATAACTTAGGTGTCAAATGTTGTATCGAGGACAATTTCTCTACAAAGTGATCTCTGGCCGATTGCAAATCGGCCCGAGAATCTTTGTAGCTGGTGAGTCTGTCCCGTTGAACATGGAGCAGGCAGAGTCTCTGTATCCTACTGGGCAGCTTGAATACGTCAAGACGATTCGGAACAGAGGCACGAAACGAAGGCATTCTGCTCCTGGTGAGAAACTGGAAGGGTTGGCGATGTGTGAAATGGCAAGGCTATGGCTCAATGATTTGCGAACCATGGCGATGAAGGAATACGGGATCGCAGACAAACGGCTGAAACCTTACGAGATCATCCGTTATGTCTATGACACCAGAAAGAGGATCAAGCATGGGATATAGCAACCTTACAGACATGGAGAAGCTGATTCCGGCCTCGATGCTGATCAACTTGTCGAATGATTCGTCCGGAGCGATTGCGGTGGATCAGGCCAATATCGACGAAGCGATTGATCAGGCTGACCGGGAGATCGACGCCTATCTGTTGTTGGCTAACTATTCCGTGCCGATGGATCCTGTCCCGCCGCTTGCCACCAACTTATCCGCGAAGATGGCTATCTGGAACCTTCATTTGCGTAAGTATTTCGACTCCGAAATTTGGAGCAGGACGTACCGCGATTGCCAGAAGATTCTTGAGCGCATAGCGGAGGGAAAGCTTTCCATTGGGCAAGAGGAAGAAGGTGTGGTTCAAGAAGCAGGCGGGAGATATTACACATCTACGCGCACGCAGAAATTCTCCGCTGAAGTTTGGGAGACATTTTAATGAGTTTTCTTGTGCAAAGAAGTGATGTTGTGATGGCGATATGCGAACAGCTTAGGGCTGCCGTTCCAGAGCTAAAGCTTGTGAAGCCGTATCACGGCGAGCTTGATAGGTACGCCAAGAAAACTCAGATCAAAGAACCGATTTTCCCTGCCCAGGTAAACCTTGCAACTCCGTTTGCGTTGGTGATTTCCAAACACAGGACAAAGCTGGCGAAACAGGGTGCGTCGAGAAAGTTTAAGCATGATATTTCAATTTATGTAGGTGATCAAAACACTCATAACTTCAATGACATATCCGCTCCTTCGATATTTGGGCTTTTGTCGAAGTGCATGACAGCTCTTGATGGGGCTGTGTTGCTAAAAGGTTGCGGAGAGCTTGCCGTTGAAAGTGAGGGCGATTATCTGATCACGACTGATTTGTTTGTAATTTACGACCAGAAGTATTCACAATTTGAAATTGGAAATTAAAGGAGGAACAAACCATGCCCCCAAGAACAGCACCCCACCCTGACAACTACATGATCGGCAAAGGAGTTCTGTCGATCGCCAAATGGAATGGCGGCGTCGTCGGCGCTTACGCCGATGTAGGCAATTGCCCGAAGTTTGAGTATGAAATGACGGAGCAGAGCGTCGAGCATTTCGCTTCCCGAACAGGTGTGAAGGAGCAGGATGCCGAAATTGTTATTCAGTCCGGCTACAATGTTTCGTTCACCCTGGACGAAGTTTCCGTTGAAAACCTGAGAATGTTCATGAAAGCTACCCTTTCCGGCACCCGGATTCTGTATGCCAACATGAACACGAACCAGTATTATGCTATCAAGTTCGTTTCCGATAACCCTGCCGGCCCCAATACAAGCTACGAATTTTGGAAGTGCAAGCTGACCCCGAACGGCGCTTTCTCGTTGATCAGCGAAGAGTTTACCTCCATGAGTTTCAGTGGCAAGGGCATAGCGGATCGGGTGAACCATGCAACGAGTCCCTGGTTCACGGCGACGTTCGATACCACTACCACAACCACCACGACAACGGCGGCGTAACAGAAAACAAATCATGCCGGGCGGAAGCGCCCGGCTTTTACAAAGGAGAGAATAATGGCACGACGAGTTAAGGAAGTTGATTTAGGCGAAAAGAAGATTCTTGTCAAAGAGCTTACGGTAAAACAGATTAGGAAATTCTGGTCCGAGTTGAACAATCAGGGCATTCCGGACCTGTCATCGATGATGACCGGCGGTCCCGTTTCGGTTTTATGGGACGCATGTATTGATGGTCTTGTCCCTGATGACATGGAAAACATGGCTCCAAGTGAAATCAAGGCGGTGTATGACGCGGTGATTGAGGTTAACACCGTTTTTTTCGACCAGGTGCGAAGGTTCGAGGAAGAAAACCCGGCCGTCAAGGAATATCGGTCGGCAATAGCCCAGGATCTTCGGATGATGGTTTGGCAAAGCTTGACCGGGCTATCTGCCGCCTCATCGAACGAGGACACGCAGGAGTCTTCGAATACGGATACTCCTTCTTCGTAACCGCATTAGAGGTCAGTTACGAAGAGGAAACTCAGGCATTCAAGCTTTTGCGGAAGATTATTGCGACTGCAACACGGGCTGGCTACCATGCCAAAGACAAAGATTTCCAGAAGTTCCTTCAAAATTAAGGCCATGCCATGTCTGAATATAATTTCGGCAATCTTGAAGATCAACTTAAAAAGGCCAAGGAAACAGGTGACGAGCTTGAGCATGGTCGGTCGCTTTTACAACAATTAGACGCTGCTCTTGCTCGGAACAGGGCAATAGTGGATGATCTTGCCAAACGAAATGCAGAGATCAAAAAGAAAGAACAACTGGCGGAAGAGGCCCGTGTTCTAAAATATGGCGGACTGAAAGATAAAAAACGGGAGCTTGGTAGCATCGAACGGATATTTAGGACGTTCGATGCCCTGACAACCACCAACGCGCAGTATGAAGCGGCGAAGCAGAAAGGTTTTGCCGCCGCGTCCAAGACCTTCGTCAAAACGCAATTACAAGACATCAAGGAGGATCTGCATAGTGCCCTAACCGGCTACGAGGAACGCCTGCGCCCCCGGAAGATTGGCAAAGACTACCTGGCAACCTTTCAGGGACTTGATAAGAACGCTCTTTCCACGGAGATTGCCGGCATTGTTCAGGATATCGCAACTTCTATCCCGATAGTCGGATGGGGCAATGCTGCAAGTAGCACGGCAAAGGTTGCCGGAAAGGTTATCGACAGATCCCCGTCGGTTAAGAAGGCGTTTTCCGCGCTGAATGCAAAGTTCGACGTGTGGGCGCCAATGCGTGATTTCTTCCCTAACAAGCCGGAGATTTTCGCGAAGTTTCAGGAAGACGTTCGCAAGGCCATGCAAGGCGACTTTTCCAGTTTGCGTGAATGGGGGCAGACGTACAAACCCACGCCGATCAAGGCTCCCCCGACTGGCACAACGACCAGGAAGTGGCGCGACGTTGGTTCTTCCGGACTGCCGAAGCGCACGATAGACATTGCTCCGGGCAAGGCAGAGCAAGGGCTTGAGGCGGCGGAAACTGCCTTGATCAAGGATATTACTTACCTCCAAAGCGATGCTCAGGGCGTCAAATACGTCGATCATTTGCTTGATAAGCGCACGGAACTGCTCGACAATGTTGAGAAATTGGTTGGCATGATGCAGGGAGCGCAGAAAAATGCTGCTGCTGTCAAAGCCAAATTGCGCCGCAAACTCATGATAACGCACGGGTCTGAGGGTGGCCTGATCAACTTTTTGGGCGGCAAGAAGGAATACGAAAAATATCTCAGTATCAAAAAGGCAGGGCAGTTAGAAAAGCATTACAATCCTGAAGTGATTAGCGGTGCGGCAATGCGTGAAGGTTCTTTGGAGAGCCTTCGGAATGAGCTGGCAACATTCGTCCGAGAAGAATACAACCCCACAATGGGCGAAATTTCGCAATTACAACAAGGGCTTAAGAAGTACAGGCATGAATATTATTTAATAGCCAACCAAATCAGTACTATAAAGAAGAAAACCGAAGTAGTAAAAACTATTACGAAGCCGGCTACCGATAAAACGGCGGCTCAGAAAATCGAGAAGATTTTTGATATAGACCGCCCCAACGTCTACCTTGAAGACATCAAGTTTGCCAACAAAGATCGCTTTTCTGACAGCATCGAGTCTGTTGTCGCAAAATTTAATGAAGACAAGATCGATACCCTGGATTCCAAAAATATTACAAAGCTTCTTGCCGATATAAAGAAATTCCGCGCCGTTGATCAACAGTCAAAGAAGGCGCTTTCGACTCTTGTTTTGGACAAGACGGAAATCGCCAAAAAGGAGCTTGCCGCTGTCCAGAAGCAGTTGACTGCTGTGCGAGAAGAACGACATGCCATGTCTATTCTTCCTTCTGGCACGGTTAAGCTTGCTGAGGATGCTTTTTATGATCCAAAAGAGATTGAGCGTATTCTTGAGCAAGGCGGGATGTCCTTCCCCGATCTTGGCATGGGCGATCTTTTGTTCGGGGCGAGAGAGGCAAAGGTCATCAAGGATCTGTTGATAAAGCCAAAAGATCCCACATCCACGTTGGGGCGGATTGGAAGAAACGCAACCGACCTGTATGAATCTCTGACGACATCATGGAAGCTGGCGATGGCTGTCACTCCTGGGTTCATAAAGCGGAATCTGACAGACAGCTTGTTGAAAAATATCATTCACGGCAAGGTGGGGTTGAAAGCGTATTGGGAGAACGCAAAGTTTCGGTGGTCCGGCGGCAAGAAAGATGTAGTCAACAAGGCAGGAGAAGTCATTTCCGGCCCTGATCTGTACGACGAGTTTACCAAAGGCGGCGCTTACGGCAGTACAGGAATGCTTAGCCTTGGCGATCTAAATCTGCCTAAAGTTGGCTTGGCCTCTACTGGCATATTGTCTTCGGCAAACACCATGGTCAAGAGGCTCAATAGTGCTTTATCGGCCTTTGTGACGCCTATAACCTCATTCTTTGAAGATAACTTCGTCCGTGGCCCCCTGGCAATGAAACAGGTTCTTGAAGGGCCGAAGGGGAAAGCAACTATTAATAAGGCGGTCAAACTTACCGAAGAAATCCATTATCGCTTTAGCAATAACGAACTTACTGCATTTGAGAAAGGTATCAAGCGCGTCATGCCGTTCTACGAATGGCATAAGCAAAACATCAAGTTTTATTCCAAAATGCCGCAAGGCAATATTTACGCGGGCATATATCGGGCGGATCGTGGTTTCAGGGACGATGCGCTGCGGGAGAACCCTGAATTAACGCCTCCGTGGATGAGCCGCACATTCGGCCTCGGCGGGCAAGGCGTTCCCGGTCTGTCTATTTCTGCTTTCGCCGACTTCGTGAATTCAGTTAAGAAGTGGAGTTTTGATCCGAAGCCGTTTTTGACCGGTATCAACTTCATGTTGAAGTATCTCGGCGAAAGCATAAGCAATTGGAACGTAAACGCGCAAAAGCCTGTTACTGAGCAGAGATCCGCCAAACCTTACAAAAATGCCGATCCTCTGACAAAATGGGGCATCGGCTATGACCCCGCGACCGATACGGCTGAGAATGTTCGTGCGAGACATTTTCTGGAATCCATCTTCGGTCCCCAGGTGTCAACGTTTCAATCTCTCGGTACGAAGGGGTTCTGGAAAACCATATCGCCATTATCGAACTACAATTACACGCCTGAGCAGCTTGTAGCCATGAAGCAAATGCAGGACAAGGAAGCAGCTCAAGCCGCTGCCAGGCCCGGGCCTCTTGCCATTATCCGCAGCTTCTTTGGAGGCAGTCACTCGTCAGCACAGCCTGTCCCGGTACAGATTGTTGGTAGCCCTCCCGCTGGTAGCCCTCCTGCTGGCCCTCCAAGCTTTTTCAGTATGAGTTCTGGCCCCTCTGGTGGCGGCGGCGGGATTTATGATCCGATTGTAAGGAAAAACCGCAGCAAATACTTCAAGAATTGGGGAATGGCAGCCGGACTTCCCGAAGGTGTTGACGCCGAAAAAGCTTATGGCGCCATGCCGATTCTCCCGGACGATACTATCCGCCTGCGTCAGTTTACACGTTACACTCAGGAAATGGGTGATCTGGCAAGGCTCCTTGAGCATATTGGCAAGGGGGAAGAAGCCCAAAAACTGAGGATTGGGCTGGAACAATATAGCCAGGCTATGACGGCGATGCTTACCCCGGAGCAGCATGAAACCAAGCTCGCTGCTCTCAAGCAAGCGGCTGAATTGCAGCGGGTTCGCAAGCCGTACGAATATTTCTTTACGGAAGAGCAGATAAGATCAGAAAAGCGATTTGGCGCTGGCGAGTACAATACCTTCTTCAATGTAGCGCAACGCGAATATTCGCAAATCCTGTCCAAGACGGCAGCAATGTGGGATGCGGCGATCTTCAAGAATTCCGTAAAGAATCTCAAGCGGAAGATGGAGATCGACCTTGCTACATGGGACATGCAAAAGGCCATGAGCAAGGTTCAGATTACCAACGAGGTTGATCAGGCCCGTAAAGATGCTATCCAAGTCGCATTTATCGAAGACATCAACAAGCTTCGGAACAGGCTCGGAACCGCCGAAGCAAAAATTCTAAAGAACTGGGCAGAATCCATTCCAGAAAGCGTTGAAAAGCTTACACTGGAAATGGAAGCCGCGAAAGCAGAGTACCGTTTCAGTGATGAGTATCGAATGCTTGAAGAGGATAACAACACGGCGGCGATCACCAACGCCATTAACGCTATCGAGGCCAAATTCAACTTCAAGATTTCCGAATTCTTGGCAAAGGATGCCAAAGCTCGGGCGGAAATGATCATCAACGCCTACGAAAAACAGCTTGAAACGGAGCAGGCAAGGCTTCAGGCAGCATTTGAAGAGGGGGGCATGTCCCTGAAAACTCTGTTTGAAAGTCAGAACAAAGCGTTAATAGGAGCGAATCTCGGCAAGGTTACGGAAGCCACGAAGTCGTTGCTTGCCTACGTCAAGACAACCACGAAGAAATCCGTTGAACCGTCGATTGTTGTGCCTCCCGAAGCAGTCTTCCATAAGCCGAAAGCCGGGATAGGATTTAGCTCGGCAAATCCCAAAGTTTTTACGGGGACCGCACAGAGGGTCATTGATGGCGACACATTGGAAATCATGAACGATCTGACCAAGGAATTGGTCACGGTCCGGTTGGCTCTTCTTGACGCAACGGAAGTAGATCGTAACGATCCCAAGCGCAGTCAGTTTTATGCGGAAAACGCAAAAAAACACCTGCAAGAAATTATGAAGGCATGGGACAACAAAATTAATGTCAAGCTTTACGATAAAGATACTCATGGAAGGTCCGTTGGCGAACTGTTTCCTGCTGATCCTAAAAAGCATACACTTAATGCTTTGGATTATCAAGGAATCAATAGGCAGCTCGCTTCCTTGAATGAATATTGGCTCGCAACCGGCTTGGGCGTAGCAAGTACAAGATACGCGCAAAATCCGGAAGACTTTAAAAGAGCCATCTTGCTTGAACACGGTGCAGCTCAAAACGCATACGGAGTTTTTGGGCCTGATGGGATCAAGAAACCGAAGAATCCCAACTTTTCGCCTACTGTCGTTGAGCAAGAGCTTCCCGGCGCGAAGGAAGCAGTTAACACTTTGAACGGGCTACTGGCAGCATTGTCATCGTTAGATGCGTCAAAAGACAATATCGATACGATAATCGCTACTATTCAAGCCATCGATGAACAGACTCAGAAAATTGTAACGGGAGGCTATGGCGATACTAACGCCCTTTCTCAAGGTGCTCAGGCAATTACAAATGCGCTAAGCTCTATCACCGCGGGACTCAAAAAAAACGAGAAAGGATATACTGGTAGCCAAATCACCCTGAGAAAAGCGTTTTTGCAGGCACAGGACATGATTGCCACGGGTGCCCTGGTAAATGCTGAAAAGGCGGTTGCGCTAACACCATTC